GCCGCGGGGACCTGGACGGCCGCGACCTCGGCGGCGTGAGGCGTGTCAGTCACAGGAGCGTGCACCGGTGCCTGGACGAGGGCGCGCCGGACCCGGACTGGTGGGTGGTGATGGAGGGGCTGGACGCGTAGGTGAGCGAGGATGGAGAAGGGAGGATGCCCCGCGCCGGGATGCGCGGGGCTGTGCTACGTACCGGATCAGTCCTCCAGCCAGTCCTCCAGCGCCCGGCGGTAGAGGCCCGAGGGTGAGCGCCGCCCGGACTCCCAGGAGCGGACGGTATCAACCGAGACATCGAGCTCCTCCGCGACGTCCCGCTGTGACTGATCGCGCCGGCGCCGTGTCTCGCGCAGCCGGACGCCGAGGTCGTCGTGGCCGCCGTCCGGGCAGATTTTTTGGCGCAGCTGAGTCCCGTCGCCCCCCAGCGCCCCGACGTGTCCGCAGATGGACTCCTCGGAGGCCGAGTGCGCGACCTCATGCCAGGAGCCGTCGGTGCCGAGGACCTGTGCGCTGTAGTAGGTGTCGCCGTCGGCCTCGTAGGTCACCAGGCGGACGCTCTCGTGCTGGACGATGCGCCAGCCCTGGTCCTCGCGCTCCAGAGTGCCTGTATCCTGTGTCACCGGTCCTACCGTCGTCGGGTCGACCATGGGTTGTCTCCTGTGATAGGTGATGCCAATCGCTCACATACTCTCCACTACCTCCCTCTGTCCATTCTACCGACATTATAGCACACGTAACGGGACATGTCAAGGGCAAAACCGGCGAAAAATGTTTTTTTTTGAGAAATCGGCCGCGTCAATAACGTAACACGAATTTGCTACGCGTGTGACATAATGGGGGCAGTCATGAGTCAATCCACCGACAGGCTGCAGCGCAAGGCGCGCCACCTCTACGCGCAGGGTGCGTCCGTCGAGGACATCGCGCGGATCGTGGACCGCAGCGAGGCCACCGTGTATCGGTGGCGGAAGGCCGACGAGGCGGACTGGGACGAGCTGCGGGCGGAGGCGCAGGCGCAGGACCCGCATGCGCTGCTGGCCGAGCTGCAGTCGATGCGTCAGCGGATGGTCGATGGGTGCGAGGATCCGGCCGCTCTGAGCGACCCGCTCTGGAAGCTCCAGCGGATCATCCAGAGCATCCGCGACGAAATAGGCGACGTATCCACCGTGATGGGCGTGCTGGAGGGCTTTGCCGAGTGGGCCGCCGAGAACGGCACGGAGGAGCAGTGCCGGGCGCTGCGCAGCCTGGCGGCCGAGTATATAGCCGAGATACGGGAGGAAAACGCGTGAGCAGCGAGTGGGTCAGGGTCGCTCTGCAGGTCGTTGTCGGCGTGCTGGGCGGATTCACCGGCGGCTGGGCGGTCGCCTGGCGCATGGGCGCCTGGCGGCAGCGGATAGAGGACCGGTTGGAGCAGCTGAAGCGCCGCCTGCAACACCACGAGTCGCGCCTGGAGGACGGGGACGAGACGCTGGGCCGGGTGCCGGTGCAGCGCGCGCAGATCGATACTCTGATCGACGAGATACAGCATCTGAGATCGGATCTGGCAGAGGTGCGGCGGCGCTATGTGACACAGGGAGAGTGCGACAGGAGGCACGACGATGGCAGTGACGAGGGAAGCGGTTGATAAGGCGCTGGCCCGCGTGGGCGAGCAGATAGACGAGGCCGAGTCTCAGGCGCAGTCGGCCGCGTACAGCCTGACGCGCCTGGCCAGCATGGAGGACCCGGCGGATATAGACCCCGGCCGGGTGCGTGCGGCCGCCGACGACTACGCCGAGGCCGCACAGCGGCTGCAGCAGCTGCGGCAGGAGCGGAGCCGGCTGAGAGAGCTACTCACGTAACGGGGCGCCGATGGCACAGTGGACACGCGAACATGAGCGGCAGCGGCCGCGAGTCGCGGCGGACTGGCGCAAAAAATTCACCCGCCTGGATGAGGTGGGCGTAAATGGGTAAATGGACGCGAGAACACGAGCGGCAGCGGGAGAAGATCCTGGAGGTGCTGTCGCAGCAGCGGGCGTTTGATGACCTGAGCGACGAGGCCCGTGCCGAGCGGCGGCAGCGGCCGTTCCTGGAGTGGTGCCAGACGTATCTGCCGCACTACTTTGACGTGGACTTCGCGCCGTTCCACCGGCGGATGGTGGGCGCGGTGGGCGAGCCGGGCATGCCGACGTTCGTGGGCGCGTTCCGCGGCGCCGGCAAGAGCGTGCTGCTGAGCATGGCCCGGCCGCTGAAGCGCGCCCTGGAGGGCGAGTGTCCGTATTTCCTGTACGGCAGCCAGGTGCAGCGGCTGGCGGCGCAGAACATGGACTACGTGCGGCTGGAGCTGGAGCACAACGAGCGGATCCGCGCTGACTACGGGGACATAGAGACGGACGGCAGCGAGCAGTGCTGGGTCGCGCGCCGCGACAGGGAGCGGGCGCGGAAGGACGACGGTCACCGGAGCGTGAAGTTTGAGGCGTTCGGCATCGGCATGAGCCCGCGCGGACGGCGCCACGGCGAGCACAGGCCGGTGGAGTTCATCGGAGACGACCTGGAGGACGCGCAGCTTGCGCGGAACCCGCGGCGAGAGAAGCAGCTCTGGGACTGGATGATGGACGAGGTGATGCCGGCGCTGGAGCCGCACGACTTCAGGTTCACGGTGGTGGGCACGATGTTTGGCCCCGGATGCATGTTAGAAAGGGCGCGGGAGCTGGCCGGTAAAGAGGACAGCGAGGGCCGGCAGCTTGCGCGGCTGTTCATGCAGCCGGCGACGGAGGAGGGCAGTTCCGTGTGGCCGGAGCGGTTCAGCGACGCCGACCTGGACCGGACCCGCAGCATGATAGGGCTGCGGAACTGGATGCGGAACTTTTCGCTGAGCGCCGAGGACCCGGACAAGCCGTTCCAGCCGGACTGGATGCGGACCTACGAGCCGGACGAACTGCCGACGCAGTGGCTGGACGTGGTGGCGTTCCTGGACCCGGCGGTGAGCCGGTCGAGCGAGGGGTGTCCGCGGGCGCTGGTGGTGGTCGGCATGGACCGGCGCGACGGCACGCGATACGTGCTGGACGCGTGGATCGAGCGCGGGACGCCGACGGAGATGGTGCGCAAGATTTTCGAGGTGGGCCACCAGCACGACCCGCGGGTGATAGGCGTGGAAGAGAACGGCGGATACGCGCTGATCAAGGATCTGCTGGAACAGATGCGGCGGCAGGAGAACGAGCCGTGGATGCCGGTCAGATACGTGAGCCACAGCGTGGCGAAGGAGTTGCGTATCGAGCGCCTGGCGCCGCAGATGGAGGCCGGGCGGTGGATGTTCCCGAAAAACCCGAGCGAGGGCGTCAAGACGCTGCAGGACCAGTTTTTGAACTACCCGGACGGATTCGTGGACGGCCCGGACGCGTGCGCCGGGTGTGACGAGCTGCTGCCGGAGGCGACCTCCGGAGGCCGTGCGCGGAGCGGGGTGGAATACGAGAGCCTGAGCAGGCGCAGACAGCCAGAGTTTATCTGAGGGGATAGAGAGTGGCGCGGATACTGGGTCCAGACGGCGAGCCGGTGAGCACTCCGGAGACGGAGGTGCAGGCGGACCGGCAAAAATACGGCGCGCGGAGCGTGACGAGCCACGTGGATATCGACAGCCTGACGCCGCAGCGCATGAAGGCTTACCTGACGGAGGCCGAGAGCGGCAATATCGCCTCCCAGGCCGCGATGTTCGAGAAGATGGAGGAAAAGGACGGCGAGCTGGACGCGCACCTGCGGACGCGGAAGAGCGGCGTGACGCGCTGCGAGTGGAATATATCGCCCGCGGACGACAGTCCCGAGGCCGAGGAGGCGGCCGAGCTGTGCCGCGAGGTGCTGGATGAGCTGCGCGACCTGCGGAAGGCCGTGTTCGACCTGCTGGACGCGGTGCCAAAGGGGTTCAGCGCCCTGGAGATCGACTGGGAGACGAGCGCCGACCGGTGGCGGCCGGTCGATCTGATATGGCGCCCGCAGAGATGGTTCACCGTGGCCGACGACGGCCGGACGCTGCGGATCCGCGACGGCAGCGTGGACGGCGAAGAGATACCGGACTTGAATTTTGTGATCCACCGGATGCAGGCGCGGAGCGGATTCCAGGCGCGGATCGGTCTGATGAGGAGCCTGACGCGTGCGTTCATCGTGCGGCACTTCTCCTGGAAGGACTGGATGCGGTTTGCCGAGGTGTATGGCATGCCGCCGCGGATCGGCCGGCTGCGCGAGGGCGTGCCGTGGGACAGCGACGAGGCGGAGAGCCTCTGGAACGCCGTGCGCGCGCTGGGGATGGACGCCGCGGCCGTGCTGCGGCAGGGCGATGAGATAGAGACGCTGGACGTGAGCCAGGCGGGCGAGGGCGAGATTTTTGAGCGGATACAGGACCGCGCGGGTAAAGAGCTGGTGCTGGCCATCCTGGGGCAGACGCTGACCAGCGGCGGCGAGGAGGGCGGCAGCTACGCGCTGGGCGAGGTGCACAATCAAGTGCGGTGGGATCTGCTGGAGGAGGACGCCCGGGCGGTGGCCGAGACGCTCGAGGAACAGCTGCTGCGGCCGATCGTGCAGCTCAACCTCGGCGACGCCCCGGTGCCCTCGTGGAGCTGGGCGCTGGAGAAGCCCGAGGACCTGGGCGAGCTGGCCGACAGCGTGGAGACGCTGGCGACCGCCGGCGCGAGGATCCCCGAGTCGTGGGTGTATGAGAAGTTCGGGATCCCGGAGCCCGATGGCGACGAGAGTGTGCTGGTGCCGATACAGCTGCAGCAGGCGCAGGCTGCTTTGAGCGGTGGCGGGGCGGAGGGCGACGGCGGGGAGGCATCAGAGGCCGCGAACAGCGTGCCGGCGCGGCCGCGTGACGCCCTGCACCAGGCCGAGCCCGCGAGCGCACCGGAGGGCCCGCTGCCCGAGGACGGGCTGGCGTGGATGCAGGAGAAGCGCGTGGTGGATGAGGAGTCCTGGGACGAGCTGAGCCCGGCCGGCAGGCAGCGCGCGTGGTGGGTGTCCGGTGTGAGCCGGCAGAGCACGGCGATGGCCGCGCAGCAGCTTGTGGAGGTGCTGCAGGGTGGAGACACGCAGAACGACTATTTGGATCGCCTGGAGGAGCTGGGCGTCAGCGTGCCGGGGGGCGAGGAGCCCGGCGAGGGACAGATAGGGGCCGCGCAGGCCCGGCTGGTGCACCGCCAGAATCGCAACAGCGCCTACGGCGCGGACCGGTATATCAAGGCGCAGCGGACGATAGACCGTCGTCCCTACGCGCAGTATCACGCCGTGGGAGACGAGCGGACGCGGCCGAATCACCTGGCGCTGGACGGCACGGTGAAGCCGATAAATGCGCCGTTCTGGGCCAGCTACTGGCCGCCGTGGGCATTCAACTGCAGATGCTCGGTGACCACGCTATCGCAGGACGAGCTGGATGCCGAGGGCCTGAGTGTGGCGACGCGCCCGGAGCTGGCGGCCCGTTACCAGGCGGCCAAGACGATGGCGCCGCTGAACCCCAGCGAGCGGCAGTTCCGGCAGGGCTGGCAGAATCTGCGGCCGGAATACGAGGGCCGCGACGACATCCCGGACAGCCTGCTGCCGCCGGACAACGACAGGTGGAGATTCAATCGCGGCGACGCCTACTACCTGACCGGCGAGGGCCAGGAGCCGGCGACGGAGACGGGTCGGGCGGACCTGGACATACTGAGGCAGTTCCCGGCCGCGAGCGAAATGATATAGCGGAGGCAGAGACATGGCCTGGACGCGCGGCGACCACAACGGAATCGTCTATGACGGCGACCAGGACTGGGGCGACGTCGATAAGACGCGCATACCGTGGGTCGGCCACGCCAACTGGCACGACCTGCACAAGGACAAGAAGACGAGCTGGAGCTGGCCGCATCACATGGTCGTCGGCGGCAGCCGCGAGCTGGACGACCGGGGCGTGTATAAAGACGGCACGCTGCGGCTGCATCCGGGCGGCGTGACGGCCTTTATGAGCTACGCCGCGCAGTCGCGGACGGAGGTGGACCCGCGGTCGGTGGAGCACGGGCGGGCTCACGTGGTCGATGACCTGGGGCGCGATCCCGAGCAGTACGGGGCACTGAACACGCTGCTGCAGGCGGCGTCTGGTGACATCGCGTTGAGCGCGGCCGAGCTGGAGGACGTAGTGGGCAAGGTGGCCGACCTGTTCGGCGCGGACGCTGTGCCGGCGGGCGCCGCCGGCGATTGCCTGCACGCGGCCACGCTGGACGGGCAGGCGCCGGAGTGGGTGCAGGTAGCCGAGACGGGCCGGTGGCTGGGCCACCCGAAGGGCCCGGAGGTCGTGGAGACCAAGCATCTGCAGAGCGCGCTGGATGCCTTTCGGCGTCATCACGCGGCGCACGACAACCCCCTGGCGATCGACTATCACCATCAGAGCGTGGTGGCGAAGCTCAAGAGCGGACCGGCCGCGCCGGCGGCCGGCTGGATACACGAGATGGAGCTGCGGAATGACGGGCAGGAGCTGTGGGCCCGCGTGGAGTGGACGGGTGACGCCGAGCACGCGATAGCGGATAAGAAATACAAGTATCTGAGCCCGGTGTTCCGGTGGAACGCCCCCGATCCGGTCACCGGAGAGGATGTGCCGCTGCGCATCACGAGCGTGGGGCTGACCAACACGCCCTTTATCACGAGCATGGAGGCACTGCATGAGCAATACGAGTCAGCCGGCGCCACGGACGGCGCCGGGTTTTCAGCCCGCGAGGGCACTGGTCCAGACAGGGAGGACGATATGGACCTGATAGAGCTGCTGGCCAAGGTTGCCGGCAAAGAGCCCGCGGAGGTGGCACACGCCCTCGGGCTGGAGGCCGGCGCGGATGCAGAGGACGAGGACGTGGCGCAGGCCGTGCTGCACGAGGCACAGGCCGATCCTGAGACAGAGACCGTGGAGGTGCTGCCCGACGAGCTGGTCCACGAGCTGGGCCTGGAGGACGGCAGCGGCGTGGAGCACGCCGTGAAGGCCGTGCGCAAGCTGCAGCTGGACACGGTCGGCTCGGCGGTGCGCGCCAAGTTGGACCTGGAGGAGGATGCCGACGAGGAGGACGTGCTGCACGCGATAGACGAGCTGCAGGAAGAGCGCCGCGAGCAGGACGCGCAGGCGCTCGTGGAGCACGCCGTCCAGGAAGGCCGCCTGCCGCCGTCGAAGAAGGACGCGATGATGCGGATCGCCAAACGCGATCCCGAAGGGGCGCGCGACCTGCTGCACGACCTGCCGCAGACCGTGGGCCCGGCCGAGGAGCGCGAGGCAGACAGCGAGCATTCCGAGCCGCTGACGCCAGAACAAAAAGCGATCTGCAGTCAGCTCGGCATCGACGAGGAGGAGTTTGCGCAGTATTGACAGACTCCGTGGGCCAGTCGACACAAATCGTTGAGGAGAAATACCGATGGCAGACCTGACGAGAAACCGCAACACACAAACGAAGGACGGAGAGCTCCAGCATTTTGAGGTGGCCCAGGGTGCACACATTTACCAGGGCAGCCTCGTGGAGCTGAATTCCGACGGCTACGCACAGCCGGCGGGCGACGACAGCGATTGCACGTTTGCCGGCGTTGCCAATGAGGAGGTGGACAACTCCGATGGGGCCGCCGGAGACAAGACTGTTAACGTCTGGCGCGAACACACCTGGCATTTCGACACCGTGGACCCGTGGAGTTTCGACGAGGGCGCGTGCAACGGCTGGGTGTATGCCAGCGACGACCAGACGGTGGCCGACGACAGTGACGTGAGCAACAATCTGCACGTCGGCGTTGTGGAACAGGTCGATTCGGACGGGTCGGTCTGGGTCAACATCGAGCCGGCCACGCGGAAAGGCTTCGACTGGGCGCCCGCCACGACCACGACTACTGCGGCTCCGACCACGACCACCAGCTGATAATATCAGCTGCGTAAGGCTCGCAGCATAAAAATCTTAAAAAGGAGAAGTTACGCATGATTCTGAACAACGCAAATCTGCAGGAGGCGTTCCGGGGCTACAAGACGGTGTTCCAGAACGCCGTCGATAGCGTGGAGGACGACGCAATAGAGCGGCTGGCCATGACGGTGCCATCCACCGGGTCCGGAGAAAAATTCCCGGTCGGCCAGCTGCTGGGCGACCTGGAGGAGGTAGTGGACGAGGTCGTATTCGAAAACATTGCCGTCTGGGTCCAGCAGGTCGACGTCCGAACGTTCGCCAAGGGCGTGGCGGTCAAAGTCGACGCTTTGGCCGACGACAGCCTAGGTATCTATCGCCCGACGATAGAAAATTACGGGCGACGGGCAGCCCAGCTGCCGCTGAAGCTGATGGCGCACGCTTTCGTGAACGGCTTCACGGAGGAGTGGATAGACGGCAACCCGGTGTTTTACGCCGACGAGCGGAACTGGCCCGGGGACTCCGAGGAGAAGTTTCAAAACCGCCACGATCTGCAGCTTACCGGGGACAACTTCGACACGCTGTTTCAGGAGATGGAAGAGCGCGTCGGCCCGGACGGGGCTCCGCTCGGGTTAACTCCCGACGTGCTCATGTGCGGGCCGTCCAACCGGGCTGCGGCGGAGGATATTTTGGAGGTGCGACGACAAGCCAACGGCGCCGACAACAGGCGCTACGGCAAGGCGGACCTGGTGGTCAATAGTCGCATAACAGGCGACCAGTGGGGTCTGGCGGCTACCACGCCCGTCAAGCCGATGGCCCTGTTGGACCGATCGGGACCGAATTTCTATTCGCAAACCGATCTGACGTCCGACGCTGCCATGCACCAGGAACAGCTGGAATTCAAAGCGCGCCGACGGTGCAATGTTAGGGTCGTCGTTCCTTGGCAGTTCCAGGTGAGCGATGGGAATGCCTGATGCCGGTAGCCGCCTGACGGGCTGACCGCACCGGCGCATCTGCCTGTCCCCTCCGGTCAGCCCACCCGGCGCGGCCGGCGTCCCCCCGGCCGGCCGCGCCATTCTTTACCACGGGGGAGATACGAGGCGGACCATGAGCTACTGCACACAGAGCGATATAGAGACGCGGATCGGATACGACGAGCTGACGCGGCTGTCCGACTACGACGGCGACGGACTGCCGGACAGCGACGTGGTGGATAGAGCCATCAGCGACGCCGAGGGCACCATCGACAGCTACCTGGGCGAGCGATACAAAGTGCCGCTGCAGACCGTGCCGGACGTGGTCAAAAACGCGTGCGCCGACCTGGCGGTCTATCAGCTGCAGCAGTCCAGGTCATCCGTGACGGACGATATGAAGGAGCGCAAGGACGATATTCTGAGCTGGCTGAAGGACGTGGCTAAAGGCACCGCCAGCCTGGGCAGCGCGACGGAGCTGGAGGAAAGCAGCTCGGCCGGCGGCGTGCGGTGGGAGAGCGACGAACAGCGTTTCGGCAGAGATAAGCCACTGTGAGGGCCCAATGCCGGGAGTAGCCGTCACCATAGACTGGAACGACGTGCCGGACAGGGTCAGCGAGCTGGCGGAGAAGCTCGAGGACCCGGAGCCGGTGCTGGAGGACTTCGGCGGCCGGCTGGTGCGCGAGTGGACGAAGTCGTTTGAAAAAACGTCTGCCGGCGAGAGCAGCGAGCCCGGCGGGCCGCCGGCGATGCAGAGCGGCCAGCTCAAGAACAGCCTGACCTGGGAGACGCGTGACGACGAGCTGGAGGCCGGGACGTCGGTAGTGTACGGCCGCATCCAGCACTTTGGCGGCACGATCGAGCCGCGGGACGCCGAGGCGCTGACCGTGCCGCTGACCGAGGAGGCGCGCGGCAAGCGGGCCGGGGATTTTGACGATTTGGTTTTTCGACCGGCCAGCGCAGACGCGGAGGAAAACGTAATCGGGGTACTGGGAAAGACGAGCGGCGAGGATTTCAGCCCGGTATTCGCGCTGGCGGAGGAGGTCACGCTGCCCGAGCGGCCGTGGATGGTCATCCAGGACGAGGACTGGGACTACCTGGAAAAGAGACTGCGCGAGGAGCTGGAGGAATGAGCAACCTTTTTACACAGTGCCGCGAAGCAGTCATAGAAAGCCTCCAGGGCGACACACGTTTCGGCGACATAGCGACGTGGTATGAGCACAAGGACGGGCTGCGGCAGCGATACCAGATAGACCCGGCGCACTGCCCATACGTGGCCGTGTATCCGCAGGAGGTTGACCAGGACGAGCCGACCAACGCCATGAAGCGGCGGCCCTACGGTTTGCGGGTGGAGTGCGGCCACGCGGGTCAGAACGCCGAGCCGGCGGAGCAGTTCGCCTGGGACTTTCTGGACTGGGTATCCGAGCGCAAAGATGACCACCTGGGCATGGGCGACACGGGTTTGAGCGGCATACAGGTGGACGGGGCGCCGGTGCGCATGCTGCCGCGCCAGGAGGCGCCAAAGATTATCTGGGTGGCGCGGTTTTCACTGACATTTACATGGCGCATTTCACTATAGGAGGCGCGTATGCCGGGCATTGACAATACGTTCCAGGGGCGCGAGGAAAAGTTTCGGATGGTTCGCGAGGATTCTTACGGCACCCTGCCGGGGTCGCCGACATGGCAGGACGTCCCTTACCTGGAGGACGGCCTGGACCTGGGCGGGGCGCGGGAGCACTATCGCCCCGACCTCAACGTCGGCGTCGGCCACCAGGCCGACCAGGTGGTGATTCCGCACCGGGACACCCCGGACGGCGCGCTGACCACCCTGCCGTTCCCCGAGATCGCCGGCATGCTGCTGGATGCCGGGCTGGAGCGGGACCCGGACGGCGACCTCTACAGCTACCAGGCGGAGCACTACACCCCCGTGGATCCGCGGCGATACACGGGCCTGGTGGTCAACACTCTGACGATCACCGCGACCGGCACCGGCGACGGCGACGTGCAGTTCGAGCTGGACTTTATGGGGCGGTCGCAGGAGGCCGACGACAGCATCGCGCAGAGCGACTTCGACTACGAGGCCAGTTTGACCCTGGTTCCGTTCATGTTCCGCGACGCCTCTCTATACCTCCAGGACGAAGAGGTGGCGGACATCGAGGAGTGGACCCTCACCGTGGAAAACGATCTGGCCGAGGGGCCGATTATCGGCGATCACCGCGGATACATCGAGGCGCAGGGGCGGAGCATCAGCCTGGAGATGACAAAAGTGCACCACAACGATGGCTTCCGGCAGGCCGCCCGGGACGGGCTGACGGTTGTATTTGAGGCCGATTTCAGCCACCCGAACGGCCACTACATGTCCATCAAAATACCGCGCCTCTTCGTGCCGGAAACGAGCGAGGACGATACGCCGAGCACGCTCGTCAAAGAGAGCCCGACGATGGAGGCCGCGCGGGACAGCGAATACGGCTACGACATCGACTGGGGCGTGGACCTCGGCCCGACGACCACGACCGTGGCGGACATCACCACGACCAGCTCTTACTTCAGCTAATAGGCGACGGGGCGCGGGCGCGTGGCCCGCGCCTCACGCAGCTTTTAACGGCCGCTTGATAACGGGATAAGGAGGGGACAATGCCGGAAGATCAACAGCAAAACGAGCAGCCGATCACCTTCGAGGTGCCGGACAAGCCCTGGCTGGAGCGGGACCAGTGGTACGTGTGCTGCGTGGCTCTCGGGGGCGACGACCACGTGGACCTGCTGGCCGTCAGCGGGGAGCTGACCGACGAGCTGCAGGACCTGATAGAGATCGGGCTGGACGTGCTGCCGGACGGCCGCGAGGACATGGACGAGCTGGAGGTCGTGCGGCACGCGCTGAAGCAGGGCCTGTCCGACGCCGTGTGGTGTCAACTCGACAAGTTGCTGACCCGCTACGTCAAGGATTGGGACCTGAGCACCTACGCCGACCAGACGCGGCAGCCGGAGCCGGACCCGCCGGGGGAAATGGGCGACGCCGACGAGCGCGAGGCGATGCTCAAGAGCCTGCCCATCCCCATCATGGCGAGGATTCTATATGGCCTGGCCTGGCACACGCGAAATTTTACGTAGATCTCCAGCGTGTGGCGGCCGGCGAGCGGTGCACGCTGGGACAGGTATTCTGGCTTACGCGCTGCGGCCAGCGGGTGCCGGAGCACGCGGCCCGTCTGGCCGCCGACGTCGCCGCCCTGACCGAGGGCTATTCGCCGGTCCTGACGGCGCGGCAGGTGCTGGAACAGGTCGATATGCCTGAGACGCTCTCAGACGGCGAGAGAGCCGAGGACGGTCGGGGGCCGGGGCAACCCCCCGGCTGAGGCCGCAGCGTCGATTCGGGTGCTGGACCCGCGATGCCGCGTTAAACGCCGACGCTGACAATTGATGGGGTATTAAACGGATTAACGTTTCAGCCGTTAAACGCTCTGAGCGGAAATGAGGAGTAGTCATGGCCCGCGAGTTTGAGTTCAGCCTGGTGGCCGAGCTGGAGGACAAAGCCAGCCGGGGCATCAAGCGGCTGGTCGGCCGCCTCGAGTCGCTCAATGACTACGCGCGGCGTGGCCGCCGCGGGCTGCTGGGTGGGCTTTTCGGCGGATTTGCGTCGCGCGGCGCCGTGTCGGGTCCGCAGGGGGGTCTGGGCGGCATCATCAGCGGGATCGGTCGCCTGGCCGCGAAGGCAGTGGCGATGCCCGCGAAGATCGTGGGAGCTTTTGCCCGGATGCTGCCGAAGATCGGCGACATCGCGGGCGGGGCCATCAACAGCGTGGTCAACGTGCTGCAGGGCCTGGCGGTCACCGCGGCCAATATCGCGGGTCATCTCGTCAATGTGTTCGTCCGAGCGTTCAGGCGTGTTGCCAGCGTGGCGGGGCGCGTGCTGGGCAACGTGGCCGCCTACGGCGGCATGGCCGCGGCGGGGGCGACGGCCTACTCCGTCTGGCAGGCCGCCGGTGTGGAGGAGGCGTGGGCGCGCGTCAGCACCATCGCCGGGGAGGTCACCGATAAAGTCCGGCGCAAGGTCAAACAGCTGAGCTATGATACCGGCCGTCAGCTCAAAGAGGTTATCGGCGGCTACTACCAGGTACTGTCGGCAGGCATCACTGATGCGGGCAAGGCCTTTGAGTTTCTGCGATCGGCGCTGAAGGGCGCAGTGGGCGGCGCGGCCGATTTTGAGACCACCGTGAAGGCCGTGAGCCGGACCATCCGGGCGATGGGCCTGAACGTATCGGACTCGCTGACGGTGATGGACAAGCTGCTCAAAACGGTGGAAGCCGGACAGATCGAGATGCCCGAGCTGGCGGGCGTTATAGGCCGGGTCGCGGGGGCCGGGTCGCTGGCCGGGGCCCGCCTGGACGAGCTGCTGGCCGCGCTGGGGCACCTCGCACAGACCGGACCGCCGGAGGTGGTGGCTACCCAGCTCAGAGCCTTCCTCCAGAGCCTGGTGAAGCTGCCGGCGCAGGCCCGGCGCGAGATCGAAAAGCTGCGGAAAAAGGGCATAGACCTGCGCCCTGAGGTGATGCAGGAAGAGGGCATGCTGGAGTACGTGCGCCGCCTGCAGCAGATAGACCGCGAGTCGCTGACAAACATCATACCCCGGCGCCGCGGGCTGCAGGGCGTGTCCAAGCTGATGGATATGCTCCAAAAGGTGGAATCCACGACTGAAGAAATCGACCAGGCGAGCGGCAAGACGTTGGAAAACTACACGAAACGGATGAACACCCTGACGAAGCAGGCCGGGAAGGCGTGGAACGGCATCCGGCTGCTGGCGACGGCGTTCGGTGAGCCGATCGCGGACTATCTGAAAAGAATATTGAAGGATGTCCGGGGACAGTTTAGGAGTCTCGAGGATAGGGCTGCTCAACTGGGGGAGGTAGTACGGCGGCATCTCGAGGGAGTATACGAGTATCTCGACAACCTCGCTCAAGGCCGCGACCTGTCGTGGAGAGGTATCAAGGGGGCGCTGGCCGAGGTCAAGAAGGACGCCGTGGCCAAGGCTCTGGCGGCCTGGGACAGCATCAAAAACACTCTGTGGCCGCGGATCAAATCCGCTTGGGAGGCGCTGCTGGACCTGCTCCTGGACGAGGTAGTAGGGAAGGTGTCCGAACTGCCGAGTATGGTCGGTTCGAAGCTGCGAGATATAGCAAGCAAACGGATGCAATCACTGGTCGAGGCACGCGAAGAGGAGTTGTCAAAACCTGCGCTGGAAAAGCTGTGGTATAGCGTCAAGCATCCCATTTCCGGTGCGTGGCAGGGTATCCAGGATCTAACCGGCGCGATGGACCCGGAGACGAGAGCACAGTTTGCTATGTGGCAGGGCCTGGCACGGGCCGGCAGTATGATGAGCAGCGCCGGGGCTGCAGGCCAACAGGCGGCCCGTAATGCCCGCCGCCGGAGGAGAGGTGCCGATCTCCGTTCAAGACTGCAGAGCGCCATGCGGGGGGCCGTGGCCGGCGAAGATCCCGCCATGCTGACGATGCAGGAGCTGAAAAAAGTCACGCAGCTCACCCGCCAGTATATGCAGACCAAGCAGGCCTCGCCGCGGCAGACAAAACAAGCGGTCCAGGAAATAAAGGAGTTCATGCGGAGCATCGTCAGGGACCTGGACGTCACCCAGCAGGAACTGCAGGACCTTAAGCGTACCGTCCAGCGCCTTTCCACGGCCAGAAACTGAACGGAGCTGAGGGGACATGGCCGACGTCAACGAGAGCGGGTATTTTGACGACGGCTCCACCGCCGTCGAGCTCGGCGCTGCCACCTGGGCCTCGCAGTCGAGCGTGGGCCGGACTCTGCACCGGCGCACGCCGCCCGGGCGGGCGGCGCGGGTACACGACGCGGGCGGCGGCGTGCAGGAGATACGCGTGCAGGGCGGACGGCTGCGCGATAACCGCGGTGACGCGGAGCGCTACGCCTACGAGCTGCTCACGACGCTGGCCACCTCCGGACACGGCACGCTGGGCGTGCGCGACCTCCGCGGCGAGAGCTCCAGCTATCGACACACCTGGTCGGACGCGGTCTGCGTGGACGCGGCGGCGACGATCGAGGCACACCGGTGGGTCAGCCTGGACCTGACCTTCCGCGCGCCGACCCGACCCGCAGCGACCACGACCACCACCGCCGGCTCCTGGCCGGCACCTGACCCGCCGGGCACGTACTCCGGCACCTCCACCTCCCAGGACTACGCGGCCGGCGGCGTGGACCTGGGCGTGGGCGGCACGATGGACCTGGAGATGGCGCGCTCGGCCGACCTCCGCACCGTGCCCCGGGCCCGCGGCGCCGTGCCCGGCGCTCCCTGGAGCGGCGGCTCATTACGTATGGTAATAACCGCGCACGCGCGGGGGCTGGACCAGCACCTCGCCTCGCGGCTGGCCGAGCTGGAGCGGCAGATCGGCGCGACCCCCGTGGACCTGACCGGCAACGGCAACACATACGCCGACGTCGTGCTGGAGCGGCTGTCGCCGGACCCGACGCAGTGGCGCTCGACCGCATTTAGCGCGGAGTTCATCAGAGGACTGTGACATGCCCGAAAAAGGCAGTGACATGGCGTGTTTTGACTGTCAGCACTGCATGGGGGCGGCGCGGCTGGCCGGCCGCCTGTGCATCAGGTGCGAGCTGGCCGACTGCAGCCCGGATTGGGACGCCGTGGAGTCCATCACATTCTGCGGACGCGACGAATCCGTGGCCGAGGCACAACAGATGATACGGGACGTGCTACCGCCGGAAGAGAATCTGTCCGACGACGAGGAGTGATGCGTGGACGCTGACCTTTACATCAACGGCACCCTCCGCACGGACCTGGTGGTGCGCAGCCTGACACGCGCATATACCGAGCCGTGGACGGCGGACATAACGTGGCCCGGCCGCCACGACTCCGGCGGACACCCGCCGCTGTGGAGCGATGTGCGCGTCGAGGATGCCGCCGACGGGACGGTGCTGTTCCGCGGGGAGCTGACCGACTACGAGCCGGGCGGCGTGGCCCGCGAGGGAGCCGCGCTGACCGCCAGCGGCGCGCGGTGGCGACTGCAGAACACGAAGGTGCGGATAAACGACAGGTCGCACTATCGCTGGAATGCGCAGGCGGGCATCTGCGAGGACGGGCTGGCCGGATACGACAGTCCGGCGCAGGACGGACGCAAGTGGACGGCCGGCCAGATCTGCGTCGATATACTGGAGCACGCGCTGGGCACCGAGGCGTCCTCCGGCACCACGACGGCCGGCGGCACGCACAGCGCAATACCCGGCCACCACGGCACCGATAGCTGCGTCATACAGACCTATGTGGACTCCGACACCATTGCCGACTGGACGCCGTCGGACTGGCTGGCGCTGGACACGGTCATCGGCGAGTTCAGCGTGGAGGATACCAGCGTGGCCGATGCGCTGGACCTGCTGCTGGGCCACGCGGGCGGCTTCTACGGCTGGTATATAGACGCAGCGGGCACGCTGCACCTGGTGGACCTGGACTCGCTGCCGGAGACGGACATCGAGGCCGGGGAGCGCGGCCACTGGGTGGGCGAGGACGGCACGGACTACCGGCTGCTGGACAACAGCCTGAGCTGGAGCCTGGACGGCGTGGCCAGCACGGTGGTGGTGCAGGGCCGCGACCGCGTGGTGGAGGAGCGCCCGAACAACATCGAGGACAGCGGCAATCCCGGCAAGGGCGATTTCGGCCGCATGGAGAAGCTGACCGCCCCGTGGCAGGGCTACGAGGAGGCGTGGCGGCCGATAGAGCAGCCGAAGCGTCACCTCACGCTGAAGATGATCGACGAGGACTCGGAATACACCCCGCCGGAGGGGTGGTGGAACTACAACCACGCGCCGCGCATCTATCAGGGCACGCCGGACGGCCCGAAATACGTCTATGACCCCGACCCGGACAGTGCGTCCAGCTTTGCCTCTCCGGACGTGCTGCCGGAGAGCAACGCCATCGGGCTGTACCAGGTAACCGACCACCTGGCCGACGACGAATACCTGTGGCTGTGGTACTGGGCCGCCGTGCCCTTTACCGTGTCCGCGGGCCCGGACGGGGACGCATACGACTCCTACGGCTAC